TTGTAAGTATGCTAGTCAATCCTTCTTCTTTGTGCGTAACAAAGCAGAAGTGATTGCTAGTGATAAAGCAGTAGGTGGTGTATGATTGCAGTATACATAATAACAACAATCAATGTTATACTATGGGCATACTTTTATTTATTAACATTATAGGAGAATAATTATGAATGAAGAATGGTACAATATGGTAAGGCGAACAGATCCTGAAACTAGTAAGACTGCCGCTAAACAAGAAGTACAAAGAACAAGACAAGCAAAAGACAGAGTGCTAGAGATCATCATAGATATTGGTGGTACATCTGGTATGACTGATGAAGAAATATCTTTCCACGATGGTGTGATTACTAGCAAGTATCGTACTGCTAGAGTGTGGTTGGAAAGACAACACTACATTGGTGCAGTAGGTCAACGCAAATCAAAGCATGGCAAGTACCAAAGAGTTTGGTTTGCAACAGAAAAAGGTAAAGTATTATATCTTAAAATAAAGGAGAGTAAGTAATGTATATAGGTACAGTAAGAGAGAAGATGTTAAACAGAACTTGTTCAAGTACAAAAGAAAAAATATTGAGTGGCAAAGATATATTCTGGATTGTAGAAGAAACCAGTGCTGGTTTTAATCTTGTAGGTAAAGACTACTATCAGATGATTAATTGTTTGAATAAAGGTTGGCTACAAGAGAAACAGTACTGGGTATTCGATAACTGGTATGATGCAAAATACAAGTTAGAAGAACTAGAACTAGAAGCTGAAGCCAACGTATAGAATTAGTAGTGAGTAATAGATAGACCTAGAACAATATAAAGAACCGATACTAGGGAAAGCTACTATGTAGTGCAGTCCTTGTGCTTGTACTGATTTGATCGTTAGTTAGTACAAGACCTTTTCTCAAGGATTGCATTTGTTAAGTGCATGATGCTATGGCGTATACAAAATTTCTAGTACCATAGCACTTGCACTTATGCATTAACTATGATAAGTATATATTATGAATAAACTTAATACTTATATGAATCAGTTACAAAAATTAGCTGACAAAAAAGGTATCAATCTACGTGAAGCATTTCGTAAGTCTGGTATTCAAGATAGTACCTATCATAGAATAAAGACAGGTGAGTTTTGTTTACGAGAATCAACTGCACAAACAGTATGGAATTATATATATGAAACCTATTACGAAAAAATCCGTAAAGAAATCTAGTGGTAGATACGAAGCATACCAGGGTAATATGGTATACTTCAACTCTACTGCCAAAGCAGAAAGATACTTACAGTTAGTCCAGTTTGGTCGTGATAAACTTATAACTGATCTTGAACTCAATCCACAGCTACCTGTTGTAGTAAACAATGTGCGTATAACAGATTATATTGCAGACTTTAGGTATGTTACTCTTGAGCCTAATGATCACAGAGGATATGTTGTAATAGAATCTGTTATTGGTGTAACGACAGACACGTACAAGCTGAAGAAAAGATTAGCTGAAGTAACATATGGTATTAAGATTCATACAATACCAGCAAAGGAGATTGAAGAATGGAAAGAGATTATACCTCTAAACCAATAGCAGAAGATTGGGAACCAAGTACAACGTTGCAGTCTTGGTTCTTTGATAAATTTAAGCATGCAACAATGGAGGATTTGAACTATGAACACGAACAATTTGTCGACTACTACCTCGCAAAAGGTAACAGAAAAAATAACTGGGAAGCCGCCTTCAGATTTTGGTGTCGGTGCTCTTTCAAGTTGGGTAACAAAACACAAAAAGTCTGGAACAATTCTAAGCCAACCAGAGTTTCTGCCAGTAATGCTGACGCAGTCGGAGATTATCTTGATAGATACAATAGCGAGAGCAACATCAGAAGCATTACTAGAACTAAAGGATCATAAAGATTTAGCACCACTCAAGAAGAAACTTGATAGTGTAATTCATAATCTTGAAATACAAATGCAACCGGCTCCGAACGAAACTATTGTAAAAAGTTTGCAAGTGCTAGGCAATACATTTCAAACTGAACTACCACAACGTGAAGGTTTAAAGTATTACATTGAAGCAATCAAAGATATACCAGCTGTATTCTTGAAAGATGCTATTGTATCTGTAATGAAAACACACAAGTATAATACGTTTCCATTACCAGCTACAATACGAGAACCTGTTGACAACAAGATAAATTTCTGTCAAAGTTTTCTTGGATGGTGTAGGTCTGTCTTACACAGACTCACAACATTCACCTAGTTCATTCTTCAATTTGTTCTAAGCCTTGTGATTTATTTTGCAAGGCTTTTTTTATGCTTGATTACAATGCAGAAATGCATTATAATTTTATTAGCAAAAGGAGAATGAATATGTTTGTAATAGACAGAACAACCGGACTAGGTGGTAGTGATGCCAATAGAATATGGCACAACCAAAACCTAGTACAACTATGGAAAGTAAAAACTAAAAGAGATATAGAAGAAGATTTATCTGATGTATTTCGTGTGCAACTTGGAGTACATACTGAATCATTTCATATTGAATGGTTAGCTAAAACAGAGTTTGCTGGTAGTATTGTAACTAGACCTACACCAGGAAAAGAAGTAAAACAATTTACATTTAGAGATGTACCATTGTTTGCTCATCTTGATGCTAAAGTAGATGGTGTAATACTAGAATGTAAACACAGTAATGCTAGAGCAACTGTTGAACAAAAAGCTAGATATTACGCACCACAACTACATCATTATATGCAAGTATATTGTCAAGACTATTGCTACCTATCTGTCATACTTGGTAATGATGATCCCAAAGTCGTTAGAGTAGATTGGAATCAAGAATTTTATGACAGACTATTTGCAAAGATGAAAAGGTTTTGGTTGTTCGTAAAGAATGACAAGCAACCACCAGAATCAAGTGGCAAAAGTGCTATTGAAACTTTGGCAGAAGAACATGTACTTGTAGATGGTATGAAAGACTATCTTGAGTTTGATAATGAATTATACAGAAGCCTTGATGGTATGATGAATCAGTATCAAGGTGCTGTTACCAGCTTCGAAGAAACGAAGAAGAAGATGAAGTTACTTGTACCTAAGGATGCTAGAAGATGTGAGTTTCCTAACAGTAACTATGTAATAACACGCAACAAGAAAGGTACACTTGTTGTCAAAACAAAAGGAGAATGAAGATGAAGTTTACACTAAAAGAAATAATACTTATGTGGAATAAAACATATGGTGAAAATATGTGTGATAAGTATTCAGGTTTTATTAACAATTTAATATTGGAGTATGACAATGCCAGAGCAAAAGACAAAGAATAAACCAGACTTTGATAGAGATCTATTCAACCTATTGCACGAAGTAAAAAATCCATTTAATAGTGATAAGAATCCTCACTTTAATAGTAAGTTTGCTGGATTAGGTAGTTGTTTGAAAACAGTCAAACCAGCTTTGCAATCTAATAACTTTGCATTACAGCAAGTAGTAAAACAACTAGAAGCTGGTGGATCTATATTGCAGACTAATCTTATACATATATCTGGTAAGGTAGTTTGTGATGGTGGCATACCTCTAGTATCTAAAGATGCTAATGATCCACAGAAACTTGGTGGATCTATTACATATGCTAGACGATATGGTATGTGTGCATTACTTGGTATTGTAGGTGATGATGATGATGATGGTAATTTATCTAGTAAACCAGATACTTCGCCTAAAGCATTAGAAAGATTGAAGAAAGATTACTATCGTGAGATACAAGAATCAGTAGACAAAACTATGCTTGATGAATTGTATCTTACATACAAAGATGAAATCAATGAATTAGATAAAGAAGAAAAGAAATGGTTTCATGATGCTTACAAAAATCAAATTAAATTAATGAAAGAAAGGAAAGAAAAAAATGCAGACATTAGCTAAAGTAACTATACTAGGACATTGTGCAGTAGATCCGGAGCCTATGAAGAATGATGAGTATTGCAAACTTGTTGTTACTCACAACTCCGGTAGTAAAGAAAATCGTAAAGCACATCATCACAAGATAAGTGTATTTGATCCATACAAAAGTAAGTTTGTAATGGATTACATTAAGAAAGGTATGATTGTTTATATTGAAGGTGAGTTACAATATTCTAAACTAGAAGATGGATCTTACTACACAAGTGTTGTATGTGGTAGGTTTGATAGCAGAATAGAATTATGTGAGAAGAAAGATAGTGCTGGTGTAAAAGATGACGACGCACCACCATTCTAACATTTGTAAGATTCTCCGTAAAGCCAGAATAAATTGCTCGTATACTTATTTAGATGCGAGCAACGAAACTGGCTTGTCTATATCAACTATTGTAAACTCTGAAAGAACTATACCTAGTCCCAGAACAATTAAACTGCTATCAAAATGTTATGGGATAAAAGTAAATCTTGCACAGAATACTAAAGGTAATGTAGTATACTTGTAGGAGGTATAGGTGGGTATATTTGATGATGCTTGGAGAAAAGCATGTATGAAAAAAAAGTGTAAGTATTGCACTAAAAACGCAGTAAAATGGAAAGGTGGTACATTTTATTGTAGGGATTGCTATGATAAAGCAGTTGTAAAAGGAATGAAATTAGAATTTTCGGAACCCCCTCCACAAAAAAAAGGGGGATCTGAAAATTCTAAAGTTAAGGTTAGTAGAAAAAAAACAAGAAAGATAACAGTTGATAAATATAAAGTAGTGAGGTGATATGATAGAAGAACTAATAAATCAATTAGCAGAAGATGAAGGTACAGTAAAGAATGATAATGATAGACATATAGTTTATAAATGTCCAGCTGGTAAGTATACTATTGGTTATGGAATTGAAATAGAACAACATGGTTTATCAGAAGATGAAGCAAAAATGTTGTTGCGACAAAGAGCTTTAGATGTTATAAAAGAAGTGGATAATAATTATCCATTCATACAAAATTCTCCATTACCAATAAAGCTGTGTTTCTATAACATGGCTTTTAATTTAGGAATAACAAGATTAAGTAAGTTTAGAAAAATGATTGCAGCTCTCGAAGTTGGTGATTATGTTACTGCTGGTAAAGAAGCACAAGACAGTCAATGGTATAATCAGGTAGGTGCAAGAGCAGAACGTATAGTAAAAACAATAAGTGAATGTTCTAATAAACATTTTACATAATCCCAGAAATCAGGGATTTTTCGAACCATTTAAATGAGCACTGAGTATAGGTAAAAAAGTTTTGCTTATGATTGTACCTACTTTTTTAAATTCTTAGTATCAGTTTTCTTTAACTTGTCAAAGGATCGTAAACCACCAAGTCCAAGCATACCCAAAAGTAATGGCATCATCACACTCATGTCTGCTTGAGGTATTGTTATACCAAATCCAGCACAAATTGGCGAAACCATGAAATTTATTCCTAGCGATATTGCACAGATCCAACCAACAAGTGGTCGCCAAGACGATTGAAACCAATTACCTTTAGCTTCAGCTTTGTTTACTTCTAGTTGTTGCATCATAAGTTGTTGGCTATGCTTCTCTGCCATAGTTGAAATCTCGTGTGCAAGTTGTGCCTGTTTATCTTTATCTCTAACAAACTTACCAATTAGTTTAGTCGCAGGTCCGATTAATGCTGTTAATGCCATTTGAATTCTCCTTAATTATTATGTGAGTTTTTTTATATTCAAGTATATCTAACTGTTGTTCTATTAAAGCATACTCATGTCCTTCATTCATACAGATCATATAATACTTTGGTTTAAAAACCATACACTCTGCTGTATCTATTTCTTCTGCAAAAGCTACGTAAGTAATAATACATAATACAACGATAGTAAATACTATACCTATACCAATGGTTGCCTGTTTTGCTACATCCATCATCTCTTTTTGTTTAATCATTTTCTGTTTCTTTGCTAATAATTTACGCTGTTTAACTTCTTCTATTCTACGTTTACGTTCCATTAGTATCTCATCCCATGTATTCGGTCCGAAGCGGAGGTTAATCATATTTTTAACTTCTTGCATTTGCTCATTAGCTAATTTAGCATCAATGATACTTTGAGTAACATTAGATAAACCTAACTCATTTGCTGTACTATTTGCTATTTTATTTCTTTCTTTATTGATCTCTTGTTGACCAGCAAACATTTGATCTACTTGTTTTGCTATACCAGAAATATCTTGTACTGTATTAATATTATCTTTTATAAATGAAGTTGCTTGTTTTACTAGTGCTATGCCAGTAAGAACTGCTGTTACTGGCTCGACCATCTATCTGCAATCCTATCTAGTTTTTGTTCAAGTCTTATTATAGCTTCTTTTGTTTCTCTTGCTTCGTTATTTAACTCAGATTTGGTAGCGTATGTTTCACGTGTAACATTTAAATGAAGCTGTAATCTTTTTACCTCTGAAAATAATTTACCAAATGCCCAACCAAAAGGAACAACTATAAAAGACAGAACTATATTCCAAACTAGAAAAGGATCTATAGTCATTAAAATGCTCTTGTCTTTGGAGGTCTACCTCTTTTACTTTTTTTTTTAAAGATAGACTTTATTTTATCTAAGATATTCTGTAATACTGCTCTCACTTGTCCACCTATTAAATCTATTTATAGTTTTTACAGATCCGTCACTATTCATTTCATCTGCAAAGATTGCTTTATAAGCTGACATATCTCCAGCATTTGTAATTGCTGTTTTAATATCATCAGCATCTTTTCTTATTGCCGCAACATAAGTTTTTACATCATCTGGTATTGCTTTTGAACTATCATATATACTTCTTTCTACTAACCAGCTTACTCTACTTATTAAAGTATTAGCAGTCATATTTGTATCAATAATAGCTTGTGCTTTTAAGTCTGATAAAGTCTTATCACTTTTAGTATAGGTAGTATTAATTTCTTTTTTTGTACTATCCCAAGTATATGAAGGAGAAGAAGTCGTTTCAAATCTTTCATCTCCCATAGCACCAGCATTTACCTTATAGATACCTATAGCATTTAATTCGGCTTCAGACCATGCAGTAAATATTTGTGCTGAATAAGTTATATCATCTACTACCATAGCTTTTGGACTGCTAAACGTTTCTACTATTTTATCATCTTTTATATATCCATACATTTTTTTTCCTTTCTATATTATATTATTGAGGAGTTCTTACGACTATTCTTCTCATAGTTTCTACTGTACCTCCATCATAGTTTCCCCACGCAAATTGAAATGTGTTTGTTCCATAGTTTACTATTCCAGATGCAGTTTTGTCTGTTGTTGGAGCAGCAGTAGATGCAACCATATAATATCTTGAACTTTTAGTAAACCCTGTTCCATCATGGGGAGGAGATGTTGTACCTCCACCAGTATATGCTTCAATATACCAATTAGCATCTTCATCTAGTCCAGTTCTATAAAATGTTGGATTTGAATCACCCCAATATTTAAATCCACTTCCTAAACTTTGACCAGATGATCCACCTGTTCCCCCATGATAGGGATGGAACATTATATCACCAGAAGTTGAGTTGGCACCACCAGTGGAATAAGCATTACCCCCAGTAAATTCCCTAACTGATGTACTACTTATAACATTATAAGAAACACTACCTGTTCCTTCTAAATGAGTATTATTTGTAGCATCTCCATCTTCATAAATATAAAAACCAGAAAAACCATAACCACCTATATTCCATTGAATATAAGTATTTGCTCCAAAACCTCCTGAATAATGAGAATTGTTTCTATAAAAAGTATTACCACCTGGAGATACTAATGTAAGATAGTTTCCATAAGTAGAATCATCATATGTAAAAGTTGATGCACCTGACCTTGTAGTAAAAGCAGATTCAAAATCACTTTGGCTTAAATCAGTAGGGTTTCCTCCTCCTACTGCACTATATATCATATCTCCTTGTAGCATTATATCTCTTATGCAAACGCTAGTTGTGGAGCAGATAGTAAAATATTATCTGCTGATTGAACGAAGTATGCAAATATGTCTACGCTATTAGCACCTGTTGAAATAGTTAAACCAGCACCACCAGCAGTTTCGTAGTCTGTACCTAGACCAATAGTTCTTGAACCTGTGCCATCTTGAATCACCATGATAATACCAGATTGTCCTATAGCTTCTGTGCTTGGATTAGCTAATGTAACATTTCCTGTAAAAGTTAAGACGAAATGTTGAAAAGAATCAAAGTCTAAAACTGTGCTACCTGTAATACTTGCTGTAGAAGTTGCTCCTCTTTGTGCTTTTGTAAATGTATTGTTTGTATCTTTAGCTACAATATCTGCATCAAATGCTTGAACATCACTTCCGATTGCTACTCCTAAAGCAGTCCTTGCCGCACTTGCTGTAGTAGCTCCTGTTCCTCCACCAGCTACACCTAATGTTGCAAACTCTAATGCACTTGCACCACTATTTACTTTTAAAGGTAAGTTAGCTGAACCTAATGATGTAAGACCTGTGCCACCTTTTGCTGTAGTAATAGTTGGTAGGTTTGATATACCTATACCATCTGTTACTGTTAATGTATGACCAGTTGGTATTGTAACTGTTGTACCACTTGATCCTTGTATTTTATCTACTGCTACTGTACTTGCCATGTTTTACTCCTATAAAATTGCTAATGTACCATTTCCATCTATTGTCCAAGTAGCAGAACCACTTACAGTTATCGGTCCAAAAAGAAACGCATTTTTTGTACTGGCTGTTGTAGAAGTAGTATTACTACTTACACTATTATAATTACTAAACAAATTTCCAACAGTTGTCAACTCACTTGCTTGAATTGTAGAAAAAGTAAGAGTACCAGAACCATCTGTTGTTATAGCTTGATTTGCTGTACCATCTGATACTGGATAACTTAATCCATCTAATACTACTTTTCCTGAACCATCAGGTGTTATATTAATATCTCTATTAGAAGTAGAAACTATTGAATTAGTTTGTACGTCAAGGTTTCCTCCTAATTGTGGACTTCCATCCTGAACAATATCAGTTAATGAACCAGCAACAATAGTTACCCAAGCTGAACCATTATAATATTTTAATACATTTGCTGTGCTGTTATATACAAGATCGCCTTCGTCCAATGATGCAGTAGGATCACTACTAGCTACTCTATACCTTTGTGCAAAACTATTTACTTCACCTATATTACTAGCAACCACATTAATGTTAGAAGTTTCTACTGTAATCACATTACCCATGCCATTACCATGTGAAGTACAATAATACTTTAATGAAGCTGGTGCATCTGAAGGAACTACAAACGTAGTTTTTGCTCCAGCATTTCCAGGAGTACCAGTAGAAGTTACACCTGTTGTATAACTAGCATCTGCACTTGTTCTAAATGCTATTGGATGTGTAGCATTACTAGAATCACTTTGATCAAATACATAAGTATTACCTCTTATTAAAGTAATAGCTGGGTTACCTGTTCCATCTAAATAAAATACATTACCAGAACCACCACCATATAGTGTACCACTTGCTACTGTAACTGCATAATTTGTAGTAGATGCAAGAGCACTTACAAGAGAAGTAACATCTGAACTAATACCAGCTAAAGTAGTTATATTTGTATTGTTGCCAGCAACTGTAGTTATATCTGATGCTATGCCAGCAACTGTACCTATATTGCTTGTGATACCAGCAACTGTTGTAACATTACTTGATATACCAGCTACAGTAGTAATATTTGCATTTATACCAGCAACTGTATTTATGTTTGAGTTATTACCAGCAACTGTAGCAATATTAGTTACATTTGTAGAGGTAGCTATAGTATTTAAATCTGATACAAAATCACTAGTAGCAAGTGTATTTAAATCACTTACTATATCACTTGTAGCAAGAGTATTTATATCAGAAACAATATCACTTGTTGCTAAGGTATTTAAATCACTAACTATATCTGATGTTGCTAGTGTATTAAGATCACTTACAATATCAGAAGTAGCCAATGTATTAATATCATTTACTACGTCTGTTACTGCTAAAGTATTCAGATCCGATACAAAGTCTGAAGTTATTAAACTAGCAACTGCCGCAACAGAAGTTATCTCTGATGATTTACCAGCAACAGTAGTTACGTTACTACTTATGCCAGCTACTGTTGTTACATTACTAGCTATACCACTTAATGTTGTTATATTACTTGAAATGCCAGCAACTGTAGTTACATCTACAGCAGTAATTGAAGTTTCTACATTACCTGTACTACCAAATGTTAATACTTTATTTGCTCTACTTGCCTTGAGTGGTAATGTTAATGTTGCAGAAGCATCATCATCAGTAAGTCTTATTGACCTTGCTATCTCATCTTCTCTTTCACCCATCATAGCAACCATTTTATCAAGATCAGTATTTAAACTATCTATTACAAACGGACCAGATGTAGGAAAATCTGTTGTTCTTGCAACAGGTATATCTCTTACCAGTGTATATATATCACTAGCAGTAGCACCACCACCTAATACGATAGTGCCACCACCTGACGTACCAGCACCAGTAACCCTATACTCAGTTTTGTCCGAAGGACTACTTGCATATGTTAGGAGTGTAGAACCTTGAAATACTTTAATATCAGTAACTTCAAATATTTCAAAGGAGTAAGTAAACGTAGTCTGTGCAGACGTAGCTGTGTATTGGTTTCTTGGTGTTGTATCATTTACGACTATAGCCATATCATTATCCTTGTAGCATTATTCTAAAGTATCGACAACACTTTTTTGAGCACTGTTAAATAACCATTTAAGATAAAATACATTATTAAATGGTATCATTCTTCTTACTAATGATGCCCTTCTATCAAGTGTAGTATCACTTTGAAATAGTTTATATAAGTCTGCACCTAATCCTCCAACTGGTCCAAAAGGTTCTGATATAATATCTTCAGCTTCACCTGTAAATGGATTCTTTGTACCCATCATAGGTCTTATACCAAAATTATTATTAGACATAACTTCTAGTATATTATTTATATCTAAGAAATATGCAGTAAGTCCTGAGTATTCTATTGCTTTTAATAATCTTTCTTCTTCACTTTTGTATGCCCACCACCCAGGATTTCTAATATAATCACTTAACATACCAGCGGCAAACATAGCCATAACACCAGACATAACACCTTTATGTCTACCTTGTAATGTACTAATTACTATTCTATTCATAGAAGCAAATGCCCAAGACATAAACTGTAAAGGTATCTTAAAAGCATTATGATGACGATCTTTCATATCTTCTGACCAATGACTAAACTTAGCTTTACCATAATGTAAATATGTTTTGTCTGCATCTGATGGTGTAACTATTGTACTATTCTGTTCTGCTCTAATAGTAGCTAACATATCTCTAGCTAGTATAGGATCTTCATCCATCCATTTATCTATATTAGTATAATAAGTGTTTTTACCTTTATACTTTTTCGGACCATCATATTTTACCCAAAGTTTATATAATCTTTTTAACTTGTTTTCACCAAATCCATAACTTGTATATATTTTTAAATCAGCATCAAATCCATCATACTTTTTACCTGTTGCTACTGCTTCTGCTAATCTATAAATATTATCATTTGCTATCCAAGCTACTTGTCTTTTCCATATTGATGTCCATTGATTAAGTATATTAGCTGTATAAAACCCAGTATTTATTTTACCTAAGCCTTCTAATATTTTATCTCCTATTTTACCAAATGCTCTTGAATATGCGTTACTAGATTGATCTGCTTGGTCAGCTACTCTTTGACCAGCAGTGTTTAGTCTTGTATCAAATCCTTCCCCACTCATAAGAGTTGCTTTGCCAGCTCTTAGTCGTGCTTCGTGTGCTAATAAATTACTTTGCCAATCTGTTATTTCTCTACCAAAAGTATCTTTAATACCTTTTGCTAAAACTATTTTCATAGGATCTGCCATACCAGCTACAGTTGCACTACCCATCATTAGTGTTTGTGTAAGATTCATAAGACCTTGAGCTAATTGATTACCTTTAGATCCCATATCTGTATTATGATTTATTCTACCTAATGTAATATTAATAATATCATCTACATTATCTCTGTGCATAGCTAGTTTTTTATTTTCATCTATAGGATTTTTTGTAAACTCATCACCATATCTCATAATAACATCTTCGTGTACTCGATATAATTCGTGTGTAGCAAATCTATCACCATCAAATGCTCTTGCCATTTCTAAATTAACACCAGCTTGTCTTAAATATATTCTTTGTATTGCTACAACATCTGTATCTACAAAGTCTGCAATACCATTATAATCTTTTAAAAACATATAATTTGGTATGTCTATGCTTCTAATTTTTACAAAAGCATTTGTTCCTCTTGCGTGTATATTATCTATGTTTAAATTTTCTGAATCTCTAATAATGGTGTTTATTGTTTTTGTAGCTTTATCTCTAGCTACCATTTGTAATAATCCTTCATTTGCTGGATAATATACACCTTTATATTTGTATCTAGTAGCACCCATTTTAATAAATTGTGCTACAGTTCTTAATTGTGCTTTAGGATTTTCTAAAAACTTTTGCATTAAAAATCTAGTAAATTCTTCTCTATGATCCATTATAGCTGGCACCATAAAATTTCTATGAATATAAAATGCTTCTTTATCTCTTACTTTTTTTCTTGTATCTTGTTTACCTAATGTAAGCATCCCTCTTTTTAAACTAGCATAATATGCCTTTTGATTAATAGTCATAGGATCTTTCATTTTTTTAAGCAATCTATTTAATGCTGATACTTGTGCTGTAGTACCTACAAACTCTCCATCCTTAAATTTAAATACATCTAAGTTAGTTTTTTTAAAAACATCTGCTGATTGTAATCTTGATATAAGAACAGTTGCATAGTTTCTTGTTTCAGGTGACATAGGATTTTTTATTGAATCTTCTAGTATAGCTTTCAATATTCTTGCATCTTCTTCATAATTGTTTTTTAAATAATTTTTAAAAAATAAAACTTCATCAGCTTGCATATTATATCTTTTACTATAATTTTTCTCTTTGATAGTTTTTAAAATATTGCTAAATATATCTCTTGCATTTTCTCTTTGTGTTTTAACAGAATCCAGTAATTCTTCCATTCTGCCACTAGCATTTTGTGATATAATATCTCTAGCAAATAATTCTTTTTCCATACCTCTTACTGCATCTAAATGTCTGCCAGCATAAAACTGTGCATTCTTATGTAATGCTTCTAAAACTTGTCTTGATACAGGTGGATTATCTGACTTTAACAATTTTTCATATCTTTGTAAGTCATCTATAACTTCACCTAGTTGTCTATAAGCATTATTAAATCTAAATTGTAAGCTATCTCTTGTATTAAAAAACTTAACACTATCACCTTCTTTTTTTACTAACTCCATTATTTCATTAAATTTTTTAGCAACGTTTTTTACTTGAGGTATAGGATGATCTAGTTTACCAAATGACTCTGGTCTACTGGCATTCATAATAAGTTTACCTACTTCTTGATTAAACATAGCTGGTGTCATAACTTTTTTATCTTTACGATTTGCAAGAAATGCTTTAAGAGATGTACTGTAATATCTTGTGTCCATAGTAAGAAATTCTCTAGTTTCTTTAACACCAGTAAACATTGATTGATATTCATCTCTAGCAAACTTTATAAAATCTTGTAATGTCCACAACTCCCATCTACCAGCATTTAACTTAACAGATCCACCATATACATTACCATCACCAGTAGGTTCTACACCTTTTTTTGCATCTCTATACATTACATTTCTATCACCTAATACTCTTTCTAAAAACTGTCGCATAGGTAATGATTGGTATCTTGTTACTGCTTGTCCATACACACTTGCTTTCATAAAAAATTCTGCACCAAATGCTTTTTCTGGTAGTGCGTCTTTTTGTTTTAATTTACTTAAACTTCTATCTGCAAAATTACTTTTAAGATACTTTTGATAATCAGATGGTTCTTTATTAAAACCTTTTTTTAATAGTTCTTCTTCTGATACTTCTATATCTTTTGGATTTATTACGACTAAACTGTCATCTATTTTATCAAACTTTGTTTGTGGTTTTGGTTTTACTAATATTCTATTTATTGAACCATCTATCTTACCATTGTATTTAGTATTTTGTCTTTGTCTTTTTATTTCTTGCATAGCCAAATCATTAATACTGTTTTCATAATCAGCTAATCTTTGTTTATAATTAGGATCAGTTCTTTTAACAAAACCTAATGACTCTGGTGCATTTCTTGTGTGCATTACTTCGTGCATTATAACAAAATCTAACCAGTCTTGAGGACTAGAAAAAGCATCTTCTGGCATAGCTTTTACTCCTGATAGTTTAGGATCTGTCCACGCTTTTTTATTATATAATTCACCCATTATATATTTAGGATTTATATAAATTATTTTATTTTTATTATCAGTATAAGCACTAATAATTCTCATCTTACCAGCTTCATTTTTTATTTTATTTGTACTAACAAACTGTATTTTATAACCTTCTGGCATAGGAGGTATAATTACATTACTTATATTTGCATTACCTTCGTTATCTACTTTTATAGTAGTTGGTTTTGGTATTGGTTGTTTCTTTCCATATCTACCATCAAAAGCTAATTTAGGTTCGTAAGTAAGTAAACTAGGATTAGATCCTTGTTTTGGACTATCATCAAAAGTAAGTGGAGTAAACTCTGCATCTACATAATCACCATCATAAGTAATTTGTCTTACTTCATCTGCATTGTCATCAGCATATGTTGCTTTAAAATAGTTGCCGCCAAATTTTTTTGATAGTCCACCAATAGCACCACCTAACAAACCACTCATAACTGTACTACCACCTATTGCTAATACACTTTCTATTGGTTGGTATAATGGATCATTGTAACCTCGAACTACTTCTTGACCAGCAGTTAAAGTTGCACCAGCAGTTGCTAATCTTCTTGCACCTCTCCAAAAACCTAAACCCCATACTGTAGGTATTGGTATTAAATTTATAGGATCAAATACACCAGCAAACAAACCAGCACCTAATGATTTGTTTATTGCTAAATTTTTTCTTATCTGATCCATTTCATTCCAGATATTTGTTCTATAATCATATTCTTTTTGTGATTTTGATTCTACTAAATCTTCTTGTAAATCAAATGGTAAACCTTGTAACATATCAGAGGTAACTTCAAAATCAGGATCTTCTTGAAATCCTGAAAACAATCTACCTTGTGCTATTCTTTCTACACCTGGCTTATATATAAATTTATAATTATCACCTACATCTTGCCAAAACGATCTTGTTCTTGTAGGTGCTGGATTTGGATTAAAACGTAAATCGTATTTATCACTCATTCCAGAATTTCTCGTATTTTTTTTGTGTATCTAATTTTAAATTTGTATTATATATATTTTTATATAACCAGTATGATTCTGTTGCTGTATCGTATGTACTTGTAGCACCTTGTGTTGCCATCCATAATCTTAACATAGCTATAGATACTAAAGGATTATTTAAATCATTATAATTTAAATTATCTAATTTAAACTTTCTACCATTTAATAAATCTGGAAAATCTCTATTAATTGCATCTTCTATTTTTTTTACTGTTCTACCAAATATAGGTGGTAACCCTGTGCCTGCCATACCATAACTATTTGCTTTTAGTTCTTTTGCATGTCTACGTTTAAGATCATCAAAAATACCTACAACTTCTTTACCTTTTTTATTTGTATATATTTTATCAAACTGTGCAATACCAGAACTTACTCTACCTTCTTTATAGGTAAGTTCATTTTCTCCAAACTCACTTTCTGTTCCTATAGTAGCAATCATATGCCTTCTATTAGCTTCATTATTATTTGCAGTAATATTTAATATGTAATTAACACCTTCAACAACCATATCTCTGCCTGTAGATTTATTTACAGTAAATGAAAAATCAGGTTGGTCTATACCTTTATAAGTTCTGTAATCCTCAGCAATAATTTTTTTAAGTTTTCTTTCTTCTTTTTCTGCTTCGTTTAAAGAGTTGTATACAGGAAATTTATTTAATCCTCCTACAGAAGCTATATATTCTTCAAGTAAATTTTGTTCTCCAGGTTGTATTAATCTATATTTTCTATTGTTATTTGTATCTGTATATGCAATTACAGATGGTACTAAATGATATTGTTTTCTTGGTTTAGCTCCATATGAGTCTACTGTACTTGTTGTATCTATAATCATACCACGTGCAGTAGATAATGTTCCATCTGTATTTAATATACCATTGTGTGTACCTAAAATCATTCTATGTAAATTAATATATTTTAATTCTTGTTGATTTATATTTACTACTTCATTTGTTTTTAATTTATTTTCTCCTAATTGTATTGGAGTAAATTTACTAAACTTAGGTACAAAAGGTGCTATAGAACTACCACCTGTACCTACTGATAAATCTGGTGGTGGTCCTTCAGTTCTTATTCTACTTTCTAAACTTTCTTGTTCTAATAATAATTGTTTTGTATTTGATTGTTCTATAAATTTATTATTGTCGTGTAATAATTCATTTAAAGGTATAACTAAATGTTCTCCTTCTGCATTTTGCACATAACTATGTTGTATATAATCAGAAGCATTTGCATCTAATGCTCCTGTTTGACTACCTATTAAAACTATTTTATATCCTTCAGTAACACCATTACTAATAACAGGTTCTAATCTAAAAGTTTTTCCAGGAATTAATTGTATTTGATCTCCATCATTATCTGTAACTGTAAAAAAATCTTTTACACTCATATCAACTCCAGAAGGAAAGTTATCTGTAATTGGATAAGCATTTGATCTTAACTTTGTTGTTTGTAAATAACTTTGTTCTGGATCTATATAAGGTTGCCCATATTTTTGCATTACTCTACCTGTTGCTTCTTTTTCAAAAAGTTTTCCTATATCATTTACTTCAAATCCTTCACCAATATCAAATAGAATATTACCTTTTTCTTCTTTAAATAAATTTATTATTGCTATAGTAGCTTGTGTATAATTAGAATTACCACCTGTGCCATTTATTACCTTTGAAACTTGTGCATATAAATCACCAGCAATAGTATTAGGTTGATATAAATCTTTTGCATCTGATATTGCTGTTACATTACTATCTGTTTTATATTTTGCTCCTATAATAAATCTATTTTTTACAGGCTCTATTGTATTTAATCGTGCTTTAAATGTATTTGTTAAAAGATCCATTATATTTTGTGATCCATCTCCTATAATACTTTGATTATAAGTTGCTATTGTACCTATAGCAATTAAACCATCATCTAAAGTATCAAACACATTTTGCATTTCTATGTCATTTTTTTTATCACTAAACTCTTTAAACATATGTGTTTTTATAAATTGTTTTTTAGCATTTTTAGTAGCATTCTCTGGAGATTCCATACCAGCATCTCTAAAAAATTGGTTTTCTGCTCCTAAATAATTATCATTAGTTAAAGAAAACAATGTTTTTAAGTTAGTGTAATAGGCTTGGTAATGTTCATTATCTGCTGGTAATGATAGTGCCGCTTCTAGTTTAGCATATTTTTTTGTATCTAATAAAGTTTCTGCTACTTCATTTTTTTTCAAATGTGAAAAAAGTTCTACTTTTGCTTTAAATTTTTCAAATGTAGGTGCTGGTCTATCTAAGTAAGCATTTATAGCAGATGGTATATGATTTAGTTTTGTCATATGTTGATGTGCCAATGTTACAAATTTATCAATATTATTTTTTCTAATAGTAGGATCAGGTTCATTAAAAAAAGCATCAAGATTTTTTGCATCTATATTATTTTCTTTTAAAGTTATATCTACAAAAAAATTATTTAAATCTGCTGGTTTTGCATTAGGTGCGTAATCAGCTTTGTCAGTTAATACATTTGCTATATCTAAATTTATATTTTGTTTTTTTACATTAGTATTAAATTTTACTATTTCGTTTTGTAATTGATTTACTAATTGAGCTTTTACAGGTTCTAATCCACTAAATAATCTATGTATATCATCAGCAGTATAACTTTTAGTTCCTATAGTATAACTCATACCATCAGTAGATGCACTTCCAGTATCTATAGCATTCTTTAATCCTGTCAAATATTGTCCATTCCATAAAGGAGAATCTGTAGAAGGTATCAAACTTCTTATAGTATTTATTCTATCAGGATCTGAAGTTATTATATTGTCTAAAAGATTTAATGTATCATCTGTTGGATTTTGTTTTTTTAATCTTTTTATGTCTTTATGTATAGTTTCTATTTCTTTAGAACTATCATTTATATCTTTTAATATATTAGTACGATCTATTTTTAAAATTGCTTTTGATTGCTCATCTTCAATATTATATAATCTATCATATGCTTGTCTTTTAAAGTTTTCTTTAATTTTATTTTTTTCTATAACTAATTTTTTAAAGTTTGTTGAATCAGAATCAATATTTGTTTCTTCCATTATTGTATTAAATGTTGTATCAAACTTTTTCATTTCTTCATCAACAAAATCATAAGTAAGATTATTATTTCTAACAGCAAGTGTTAAAACATCTTGTAATGCAAAACTACTATCTTGTAATTTAGAAGTTGCACTTAAAGTATTATTTAATTTTTCATTAGTAATTGCTCTTGCTTTACCTATTCTTTCAATTAATCTATTTCTAGTAGCATCACTATTAAATTTATTTAAAACAAATTCTCTATTTACTACAAGATCTTGACCATTTTTTTGTGTAATAGTAACTGTTTCTGCTGATCCATTTAACACATCTTTAATTGCTTCTAACTTTTTTAAGTTTATATATTCTCCATCTTTATTAGCGTGAAATATATCACTTATAAAAGCATTAATATTACCAGCTTCTTGAAACTCTTTAGTAGCTTTCATAGCCACATCAGTATCACCAAAATTTAATTTTACTAATGCTTCCATAGCTTCTTCAAATCTTTGTGTAAGTGGTATTCTTTCTGCTGAATCAAACGTAGTATTTGCCATATCATCTATTATATTACCAATACGAATATTCAAATTATCTGATAATTTATTATATTTTCTACTAGCTAATTTTTTATATTCATTATTTAAATTACTAGAAATACGATCATTAGCTTTAGATCCAGCAAAGTTTTTAAATTGATCTGGTACTGATTCAAGTATTCCTTCTACACCACCAGTCATACTACTTTGTAATGCTTCCATATCATTTATATTATCTGGATTATCTAACCAAGCTCTATAACCATCATCTACTTTTTTTGCTATACTATCTTGTATTGATTCTTTGTATTCAATAGTCGCAGCTTCTTCAAAAGCATTTTGATAATACATACCTCCTACTTCTGGTGGATTGTATACTGGTACACCATTCTCATCAAAAGTAACTCCAAAAGTTTTACCATCTTTTACACCATCTTGTACTGCTTTATTTTTTGCAAGTGTTGTGTATGTGCTTTGTGCTTGCTCTGCAACTTTTGACAATGTATTAAAAAACTGGGTAGCTGGTCTAGGATCTATTCTTCCCATATTTGGATTATTAACACCTGTTCTTTTTATTAGTGTTCTTGATATATCAGAATATCTTTTTACCATTATATACCTCCATAATAATTAGGAGCAGATACTGGACCACTAGATGTATTATAACTTTTAGTATAAGAACTATTTGTTGTTGATGTTGTAGCTGTATTATTACCACCAGGGTTTCCTGATTTTACCATAGAGTAATTTGCATAACCAGTAACGGCAGTACCAACTGCGGCAAGTGTTCCAGATTTTGTATAGAAAGAACTTAAATCTGGAGTTTGTGCTCTTATGTTATTTACTGATATTGCGTTTGCTAGTCTGCTAGTTTCAACTCCTGTTCCTAATCTAATATTTGCTATATCTTTTGCTAATGCTTCTTTTTCATAATCTACTAATGCTAAGAATGATTTGTTTTCTAATCCTCTATTGTATGCTCTTTGTGTAGCTACTGTTTTACGTAATAAATCTTTACGTTGTTCTTCTTCTTCAAAAGCATTTATCTTTGCTATTTTCTTTTCTTCTTCTAACTGAGCATTTTGATTAGCAATTTCTGCTTTCATCAATTCATTATTGCGTCGTGCAATACTTGCTTGCATACGACCTTGTTGATATTGAGCACCAGCACTTACTGCTGTTGCTACTAATATTGCTGTTGCGGCATCACACATTAAAACATATACTCCATAATTAATCCTGTTACTCTTACTGGTAATGGATCTGATTGTGTAATAGTAACAGTTGCATCTTTGTTATAACCTAATAAATAAAAATCTCTTTTACCTGTTACTGCTGTAGGTGATAAAGACAGATCATCAGTAACTTGTCGTAAAACTAATCTATTGCCTGATACACTTGTAGATAAAGCAGAGTTTAAACCTAATACTACTTTGCTTATTCTTTTAGGTTTACCTTGCATTGTTCCTGATGGCATAGTTGTTTCTACTGGCATAGTTTCTACATTGACTTCATAATCAAATCCAACAGTAATTGTAGTTGTATCAAAACCAGTTGATAATTCTAAAACACCACCACTTGATACTGCAAACTCACCCATATAAAAATCACCACTTCTTACCTTTACTGTTTTACTAGCATAGTTTGATAAACCTGTAAATGTAGTACCAGCACTACCAATAGTAAAAGTTGTTGAATGATCAAGTGTATTTTCTTCAGTACCCATTTCTTCTATATAATATGAACTATCTCTATATACTGTAAAGAATAATCTACTACCTACTGCTTCTACACTTTTAAAAGATGCACCACTTGTTGTTTTCCATTCTGTCCAACCAGCAAGTTTCTCTGCTCTAACTGCATGAAATATACCAGCAGTACCATCTGAGTTAATAAATATAGCATATGATTCTGGTCGTTCAGATGTACCTTGCAATATTGTCATATCTACTGGTGTATTAATTAAATGACTGGCTAATACACTTATATTTGTAGCAGAGTATGATAATTCTAAATCTGTAAATAATAATTCTCTTACTGCTCGCCCATGTTTTTGTACAAATAAAACACCACCTTCTAAAGATTTTACATTTACGTGGCTACATCCATGTGTTGTTTGTCGTCTTGCTGTAAAGTTTGCTGGTGTTAATACTGCTGAGTTTGCTTGTGGACAGAAAAACTCTCCGTTTGCTGTAAATATAAGGAGATGCCTATTAGATGATAAATGTCTTATATCAGCAACTTGTGATGCTCCAATGCTAGATTGTATACTATCACTATCTTCTGCATTACCTACATCAAAATTAAAATACTCATCTACTTTAGATGCCCACACCCAATCTGGTAAACTTGATGATCCACCAAACCATAATCTACCATCATGAAATGTTGATGATGCTGGATAACCTCTAACTGCACTATATACTTGTTCTTCCCATCTACTATTAGCTTGCCCACTACTGGTAATAAAAACACCAGTTCCACCACCAGCGGCAGTATTGTTTGCATTTGTACTACCACCAGCAGAAAATGTATATGTATCTTCATTTAAAACTGTAATAGTTCTACTACCATTTATATTACCAGCAGTTATTCCTTCTATACTATTTGAACCACTAAATGTAACAGATGAACCATTTGCTAATCCATGTAGAGGATCACTTACTGTAATAGTTCTTGTACCATTTTCTGTTCTAAATGGATCTGTAATTAATTGTTTTCTAAGTGTACCTTCTATAGTAGCTGTTACCTGTGTAGCACTAATAAAATTAGTTATTTCTAAAGTTGTATCTTCTATACGAATATATGCTCCTACATAATTAGCATTAAAATGATCAGCACTTGATGTTACTGTAACACTACCAGTAGAACCACTAGCAGTTAAAGTAACACCAGCGGCTGCAAATTTGTAATAAGGTTGATAAACGTTTTCTGCATCTTCATCAAATGCAAAGTTTGATCTAGTAAAACTCGTTAAACCTGTTCTTAATATTTTTTGTATAGGCATAGTAGGATGTGTTATTATCATAGTATCACCAGCTTGACTAAACTGCATTTCAAATAAAATACTTGTTGTCCAAGGACAACTTGTTATGGATTGTGCTAGTGCATTTGTTTCTAAATAATATATATCTACTCTTTGATTACCAAATGCCATTATGTATTGTTCATTATCATCAAAATCAAAACCAACCAATCTAGCATTACCAGACAAACTTGCATACCTTTTTGTACCATTACGTCTTTTAAAACCACCTTGTGAAAATAATGCTACATTCTGCATTTGTTTTGCACCATTTGCATAAGCATTAACATCACTTCGCAAATTCATTAGTGGATCTAATTCACCAGCTTGAAATGTTGTTTTTAGTTGTCTTAGTATTGATCTTGTTTTTGCCACTCTACTCTACAATCCCTTCTATGTTAGAAGCTCCTGTAGAATTACGAGTATTATTAAATCTAGTAACTCGAAGTCTACTAGATGTTCTTTGTTGTGAATCTAAATTTTTAGCTATAGCTAATTGTCTTTGTGCTTTAGTTTCTAAAGAATCAGATAGTGCAGTATTTTGTGCAACTGCAAATGCAAATATAGAAGCTAATGATAGTTCAGCAGTAAATATAAAATATGCTGGAAAAAATTCTTCTGGATTAGAAGCTGTTGTATCATAATATGTGTAATCAACATATACTTTATCAGTAGATACTGCATCATTATAAACCATATCACCATATCTTTCAAACTTAATTGGCATATCATTTACAAATACACCATGCAAACCTACTAATTCTGGTGGTAGTTGATAAGCGGCATCCCATTTGTGATCTGGTGCATCTGTTAATCTTGATAGTTGTGCTTGTTTACTAGCAAATCTCCAGCGATAACTAGATAACATATTCTTTATAGTATCTTCATAAAGATTACTAGCTACTGTACTTTCTGTCGTTCCGTCTGTAAAAGATGTAATAGGACTTGCTCCTATCATTACAAGTGCTCTCGCACATATATCTATTTTTGTTGTTGCCATATAATGTTAGGGGGAGTTACCTCCCCCTACTCCATTAAGTTCCGTTAACTGTTGTAACAGTTGCCGCACCTGTCGCACTTGTAACGACAATGACATCTACTGTTTCAGAACCACCAGTTGCACCTACGACTATAATAACATCATGTTCTTTTAGTTCATTAGTTGCATCATTAAAATATCCACTAGCTATTATACTTGAAATAGCATCAGCAGATTTGTATATCCAAAGTCCAGGGTTAGCACCACCGACTTTAAACAATGAAGTTGCTGTATAAGCCATGTTTACCCCTATTCAGTTATTTGCACTTCAAAGACTGCGTTATCGTCAATTAAGGCGACACCCAAGCTCATATATGCAGTTATTAAATTAGACACTCTTTCTGGAATGTAGTTGATTTCTGTTGTTACATCAGCACCCATAGCTACACCTAAACCAGTTCTATGATATGCAAAACATTGTCGTCTACCACCTGTTGCTGGTAAACCACTATGTATCATCCACATAAAACCGAGCCACCTTTTTGCTACCATTCCACCTTTGAATGGAAGTTCATCTGGTCCGATAAAGTCAGCATCTGTAAATGCCGCTATCTGTAACAGATCAACCCAACCATCAGGTGATACTACAAAGTATCTATCACCATCATCAGGTATATCATTCTCACCCATTTGAGCAAACACAGCTTCAATCTTTGCTTGTGTTAAACCATCTGAGTCAGAGTTACCTGAAAGATTTGATGTACCATCAAGAGCAGTAGTGATTAGTTCGTCAGTTTTTCTTCCTAATGCACCAGCACTACTTTGTGCTACTACCATTCTTTCATCAATGTTGGTTTTTAATTCGTCAAGTCTATCTACATAGTCAGCACTAAAGTAATCTTGTAAAGTTACTGTTACATTACTATGATCAATATTCATTATAGGCACTTGTCCATGACGAGATTTTTGGACAGCAGAGCCTTTTCCTACTTTTTGAAAAACTGTTTGATTACCATTGACACTTGGCTTCTGTCTAATGGTGTCCTTGAGTTTAGATCCCATTCGCTGATAAGCCATGTGAACATCACTCTCAAACTGTTTTATAAAAGCAGTGCTTATTCCTACAGACATAAGTCCTCCTTATAAAGTTAAAAAAAGTTTCACCGAGTTTATCTAGCTTATCTTTGTATAGTTATCCAGATGGGCAATACTCTAATATTCTAGGACTACTAATACATCTATAACGATAAATTTTTATTTTTGCAACGAGAAAATTTTACAAAGTCAAGATTTTTTCTTTTTACTACTTCATGATCAAAGCGACAATCTAAATGTTTGAGTAATTTTACTGCTTTTTTGTTATCAATCCACACATAATTGTATAATATTTCGTATGGTTTATGTATTAAATCTACCCATCTTCTGCTTAAAAGTGCTATTTTCATAGGTTTTGTAAATGCTTTATCACTAGCAAGTAGCCAAACTCTAGCTAATCCTATGCTTTCTCCTACAGTTCCACCCATTAAAACAGGCTCTTTACCATAAAAAAGAGTAAATGTTTGAGCATTTTCTGCATGTAAAGGAGTTAACAATGCTGTTACTGGATCTGTATCACATGCTTCTACTTCCATTAAATCTTGCTTTCTCATATTTCTAGCAAGTAATATTGCATCCTTCTCAGTTGAAGGTTGTATACTAATCATTTATAAAGTTTTTCGAAAGCCGAATCTATTTGTTTTACAAAGTTTTCATCTCTACTTGTAGGTGACCAGTATCTTCTATCTTTCATCATCTCTTGTAAATCTTCTCTTGTTTTACCTTGTGGAATAGTAGAATCAGGTGCTTGAGCCATACTGTTTTGCAACATACTCATTATTTTTTCTACAGCTTCAACGCCACCAGCTGTACTACACATCATCTCAAGCATAGGTTTCTGTGTTTGATCAAAGTTTTTATTAACCCATAATGATACAGCTTCTAATCTTTGATTAGCATTTTCTCCAAGTTTTTGTTTTTCTGCTTCTATATCTACTTGTGGTTGTGATTGTATAAACAAATCAATACCTTTATTAAATGCTTCTTGTCCTAATTTATTTTCATGACAGTATTTTTTCCAACCATCCATTAAAGGTGTATCAGTATCATACTGTTCTGGTATCTCTGGTAATGTATATTTATCTGGTGCTTCTGGTAAAGACTTAGTAAGATCTGCTTCCATCTGTGTTTTTATTTCAGCAGTAAGATCTTCTTTCTTTTTACCAATATAAGATTCAGCTTCAGTATAAGACTTTGCTAATCCTTCATAATCTGCTACACCATCTTTAAAAAATTTTTCTGGCAACCATTCTGGTCTTTCAGCTACCTCTCCTACTTCGTCTTTAGTTTCTTGTTCTGCGTTTATTAGACTCTCTTGCTCTGACATTTTTACCTTCCTTTATTCGTTGTTCAATAATACCAACTAGAAATCTCATACCTTCTCTTTGTCTTAGTTCTTGATCTGATATGTTAAATCCAGCTACACTTTCTATTGTAATACTACGTAAGTATTTAAGTGTTTCTACTCCAGCATCTGTAAGAAAACAAGCTAAAAGTGTTGTATTTAACTTATCTTCATTTACTTGCGATCTTTTATATCCGTCTATACTAACTTGGGGGTGTATTTTCTTGTCCATCTGGTTGTGCCATTCCTTGAAGTTGTTGTTGTTGTTGCATCGCTTGTTGCATTTGCATCATAGCATTTTGCATTTCTTCTGGTGATCTTGTTAATCTTTCTGGTATACCAAACTTCTCTGCAAGGTATTTAGTTGCTTCATTACTATCAACAAGCAAATTTATAAGTTGTGGTCCGAATCTTGAACCGACTAACTCTAAGAATCTATTAAATCCATTTATGTCTTGATTAGCTTGTGCTTGTGCAAGTGGAGATGTAGATTGTATTTTTATTTCTCTACCATTTACTGTAGGTATATTTATTCTTCCTTGTTTCTTTAATATATGAATTACTCTTTGTAAAACAGGTTGCACCATCTCTGCTTGTAATCTACCAAATGATGATCCTATCTGTCTTGATAGATCTGCCATACGTTCTGCTACTTCTGTAGCTGACATTGGTGTTCTATTAGGATCACCAAGCATTTCATTATACAATGCACGTTTAATATTTGTACGCATATCTTTTAACACCAAATCAGCAACATTAAAATTACCAGCATTTGCTATTGGTTCTAATCCTCTTGATGATGGACTTCTTGGTATAATAGTTCCTGGAAGTAGTTGTATTGTATCTACATTTATAATACCATCATCTTCCATTTGATACATACCAGATATTGCCATCTGTGCATTTTCTAAAATCATTTCTATAACTAAGTTACAAGTTTTGATTGCTGGCATAGAATTAAGAAGTGGTCCACGACCATATACTTCACCAGCGGCTTTACTCCAACGAAATACTACATATGGATTTGCACCTTCACCCATAAATTGTTTTTGCAAATATATATGTTGTGGATTTGAACTAAAAACAGTAAAGTCATACATCTCAACATTTGGCTTTGTATAGTTTCTTGAAACACATTCTATTAAATCTATAAACGTATCTTTACCACCAGATAAATGTCTTTCTGTTTCTGGTGCAAGTGTTGCTTGTGGATAAACTAATTTTATATTTGATGCTTTTACTTTTCTTGTTCTATAGATAGTATCTACAACATCATTCGGTCCAGTATCTAAACATAATCTTGATAAAGGAACTGCTGTAAATCTTATAGGTCTTATTGCATCTCCTTCTTCTATTAGTAATGCACCAGTTCCTACTGCAAGATCTAAGAATGATTCGTGTACTTCTTGAGCAAAATTACTATTCTGTAATATTTCAAATACATAACTTGTTACTCCATCAAGTGATTCATTTACTTGTGTACGTTCTTCTGCTGGTACTTCAGATCCAGCAACCATCTCTGCCCATCTTGCATAGTTTGGAACAATACCAGCTACTAAACGTGATGCAAACTCTTGCACACCAACAACAGCAGTTTCATCAAATATTTTATCTGTCTTTGTTTGACCAGCAGTTGTAGGATAAAAACTTTCTCTTGCTGGCATACTATATTCATAACATTCTTCGAAGGTAGGTCGCCATAATTCTTTTATGCTTTGAGCACGTTTGTAACGTGCTAACATATTTTCAATACCATCCATTTCTTTTAAAATAGGATTTGGAACTAAAGCTACCATACTATCCTAATGTATTGCCACCAGAAGAAGTGTTAGATAAATATCCTCCACCACTTGTTGTTAATAAAGTTCTTCTACCAAAACCTTCTTGTATTTGTTTTTTTCTAGCTCTTGTTGCTTCTTGTTGATTTTGTAAACCAGTTTCTCTTTGCTGAGTTTCACGAGCCGCTATACTAGGATCTGGTGAAGGAGGTGGTGGTATATATACTGGAGGTGCTTTTGATTTAAACATTCCACCTATACACATAATTTTTCCTTTCTATAATCTTGAACGAATATCAAAGATATTCCATTTCTTCCTTATAGTCTTTTTTGGTTGTTTTGTAAAGACATCAAAATCAGTTTTTGCTTGCACCACTTTTGCTGGATTTATGGACTTGGTTATGTTTTGTCCTTCACCAGCACCCAACATCAGATATTGTAACGCATCATGCACGTGAGAATAATGATTTTTATCTGGTTTATCGGTATATCTTTCACCAGATACTTGCATACGTTTATACTGATACCCACCCTCAAAACCTTTGATTAAATGTTTACAGCTTTTATCTATCAACAATCCTGACTTACCTTCTAATAATCTAGTCAATGGTGCTGTAACAGATTCTATACGCAACGATACATCATTGGATGGTGCTGGAATGGCACGAATACCAGCACCACGTAGTATTTGGAATGGAGTAGACTCATCTGTTTGTGCTCTATAATCTCCTGCTGGATCTCCAAATATTCGTGCTACTGGAATTTCTCTAAACTTGGATTGCATTTCTTGTCTAAGCAGTTCTCCAAAACGTACCATTCCCATATCTTTTGCTACGATTTCATGTAAGATTATCCATCTTCCTCGGACTTGTTGTGCAAACACACACGCTGGTGTAAGACCAAAGTCAATACCGACATAGTATGGTACTTCTGCTGGTATAATTGGTTCTTTTGCAATATGTATATCTGATGAAAATTGTTTGTAAACTGGTTTACCATCTTCAATAGATCCTAATCTATTCATAACATAAACATCAATCCATGATTTAGTTTTACCTCTTATGATAGAAGTGTAATAGTCTGACATAAGATTCATTTTATTTTCTGCTTCTGGATTTATTTCATAGGCTTCTACTTCGGCATTATTATTTTTTTTTTCTACCATACCAGAAGGTTGTGTAAAAAATTTCCAGTTATCAGGTTTTACTAACATCATTACTTCTTCTCTTGATAGGTGTTCTGGTGGTGGTGCATCTCCACTCATAACAGACCACCAATGATCTTCATCTGGTGCATTGGTATCTGCTATGACACCATACCAACTTGGTCCACCATCTTTCATAGAAGGATATCTTCCTACACGCATAGTGCCAGCATCTATAATTGGTTTAGCTATTTCTCTACTTTCATTAAAGAATAAAAAAGTTAATTCTAGGGAAAGTAATTTTTTAACATCTTCTGGTCTATCTAAAGCTAGAAAAATAACTTCAAGGTCTATATCACCTACTTTGATTCTATGTGTGTATGGTGGCGACCAATTCATTTTACCAAACTCTTTTTCTGGAAACCAATCAAGCCACGTTTTCATTGTGGTTGTTCGTAACTGAGGATTAGTATTTCGCACCACAGCAACACGACTTTTTCTTATACCATCTGGAGATTTTTTTTGTGCTAAGGCACGTCTGAATATTTCTATACAACAAGCAACAGATTTACCAGAACCAACTGGTCCACGTATTCCTCTAAAGAAACTATTATCTTTCATAAAATTTTTGAGGATCTCACCATCTGGCTTGTATTTAAATTTCATACTTGGTTATTATCTACAGCATACTTAATCATTTTACCAGCAACATCTGGACCAAGTGTGTTAATAAATTTATCAACTTCTTTATCAGTTAAGTCTGCTTGTGGATAAAATTTTAAATGTGTGTTTCGTACAATTTTTCGTAATTTTAATAAATCTTGAAAGGATAATTCTCTTATGAACATTTTTTCTCCTGTATATCTTTTCTTTTAGCATAATCATCTTCTTCTTCAGCAGTACGCAAAGTAAAATCATCACGCAACAAATTAAATAATTTATTCTTTACATCTGTTTTTGCTGGTCTTTTACTAAAATACATTTTGTAATTAATTATATACATTAACAGTTCCAGGCACGTAGTGCTTTATTGATTCTTGAATTAGGATCATTACGCTTCTTTGCACCAGTTAGTTTTTTCTTCATACCTTTCATCCTTGCACAAAAACTTGCTCGTCTTTTATTACCAACTTTTTTTGATGGTGCTTTTAGATTTCTTTTCTTACCAGTTTTGGTACGACCTTTATTATAACTAGCACGACCTTTTGCATTCAATCCACCACTAGGATTCTTACCTTCCTTGCGTTGCCATGCTGGTGATTTAGCCACTTGCTTTTGCTTTCTTCTTAGCTGTCATTGATAAATCTTTAAAATGAAATAGTGGTTTACTGGTTTTGGTATGCGACTTACCTGTATGCAGTTTGCCATTTGGCATTTTATGCATAGCACCAGTATGGACTTTACCATCTCTAAAATAATGTTTAACTCCTTTTGCCATTTTTCTTTCTCCTTTTAAATGTTGCTACGTTTGTTGGTTTACCACCTACTCCTTGTTTAACACTTCGTTTTCTTTTTACTGCTGAACGTATTTGTGATTTAGTCATCTTTCTTGCTTTGGCTATTGGCACACACTTTGGATACTTACGTTTTGAACCTTTACTTCTACCACAAGGTTGATATTTACCATTCTTCTTTGGAGCACCAATATCAACCCACTTCTCACCAACCCATTTACGTAAACTCATGCAC